TTAGGAGATAAATCTTTAACTGGTCCTACTCGAGCCCTTCATCAAATGGTTAATAAATTAGGTATTAAATATTCTATTTTAGGAACCAATAGAATTCTATATGTTTATTCTGGAGGAGTTTATTATGATATTCATCCTTTAGTTAATCCATCAGGTACAGCAATTACCAGCGCCTTTTCTACCACTAACGGTGACACAACGGTTACACTAACTTTTAGTTCTGCCCATAATTTTGTAGCAGGTGATATAATTTTATTTGGAGATAGTTCTACTTTTACTTCAATTACTAATTCTGTTTTTGATGCTACTACTTTTTGTGACAAAAAATTTATGGTGCTATCAGCACCCACTACTACTACTCTTACTATTAATGCAGGAGCAACTGAAACTGCTTCGGGAGCCACAACTTCTGGAGGCATAACTTATTATAGATATTACCACGTAGGTCCAGCTGAGCAGGTTGGAGTTTATGGTTGGGGTATATCTCAGTTTGGTGGTACGGTAACAAACCCACAAACTAATACTTTAGATGGTGCTTTAGGAGATAATGTTTATGGAACAGGTGGATCAGGAACCAGTATTGTTTTAGATTCTATTACAGGATTTCCAACTACAGGCACAAACTATATTCAAGTAGGCACAGAAGAAATTTCTTACACAGGAGTTTCAGGAACCACAACTTTAACAGGGATCACTAGAGCAGTTAGAGGAACTACTAGAGCGGCTCACTCAGACGGAGCAACGGTAACTAATACCAGTGACTATGCTGCGTGGGGTCAAGCTGCAACGACAACGGATAAAGTTGCAGAACCAGGACTTTGGTCATTAGATAATTTAGGAGGTACACTAGTTGCTTTAATTTGTAATGGAGCAGTCTTTGAATGGAACGCTGACGCAACTAATGCAACTTCAACCAGAGCTACTATTATAACAGGAGCACCAACAGCATCTAGAGATATGTTAGTATCCACTCCCGATCGTCACTTAATTTTATTTGGAACAGAAACAACTATTGGAGATACTGACACACAAGATGATATGTTTATAAGATTTTCTTCTCAAGAAGATATAAATACCTGGGCACCAACAGCAACCAATAGTGCTGGTACACAAAGACTGGCCGCCGGATCACGGATCATGGGAGCCACACTTGGTAGAAATGCAATTTATGTTTGGACGGATACGTCTTTATTCACCATGAGGTTTGTTGGTCAACCTTTTACTTTTGCCTATGAACAAGTAGGTACTAACTGTGGTTTGATTGGAAAGAATGCGTCCGTAGAAGTAGATGGAGCAGCTTACTGGATGTCAGACAATGGTTTCTTTAGATTTACTGGTAAACTAGAATCTATGGACTGTCTAGTAGAAGACTATGTTTACGATGATCTTAATACAACTTCTAATCAAATGATTTATTGTGGAGTTAATAATTTGTTTGGAGAGGTAATGTGGTTTTATCCAACAGCCGATTCAAATGTAAATAACAGATGCGTGTTTTATAGTTATCTAGATTCTACCGTAGATAGACCAATATGGTTTACTAATGCAAGTAGTATCTTTCCAAGAACAACCTGGGTTGACTCAGCAGTTTTTGGATTACCTCACGCTACATTTTATGATGCAGATACAGACACTTCTTTTGATGTTACAGGAAATAGTGATGGAATTACTATTTATTATGAACATGAAAAAGGAGTAAATTATATTAAAGGAGGAACAACTTATGCACTTCCTGCTAATATACTATCTGGAGATTTTGATATAACTCAAGATCAACAACGAGGAATTACTTTTAGAGGGGATGGTGAATATATAATGAGGGTTAGTAGATTTTTACCTGACTTTATTTCACAAGCAGGTAATACTGTGGTTCAATTAGATCTAAGAGATTTTCCTAATGAGACAGCAGCAAGTTCTACTTTAGGCCCATTTACTATTACTTCTAGCACTACATATAAATCTTGTAGAGCGAGGGGTAGGTCGGTTGCTTTAAAAATATCTAATACAGCGATAGATTCTAATTGGAAATTAGGTACTTTTAGGTTAGATGTACATGCTGGAGGAAGAAGATAATGCCATTTAAATCAGAAAAGCAAAGACGCTATATGCATGCTAACTTACCCGAGATCGCAAAGAGATGGGAAAGAGATTATGCAGGTGGTGGTATTGCTAGAGTAGGATACCAACAAGGTATGACAGTTGCACCTTACCCTAATCCTATATTAACTAATATGCAAAGAATGAAACCTTTGGCATTAGATGTTATGACAGGACAACATCAACCAGGAATTAGTCCACACTTTGGAGGATATGGTCCAATTGATCCTTATGGAAATATACAAATGGGTTTAGAAAAAGAAAATTTTTATCAATCTCCACAAGGACTTGCATTCTTAAGAAATAAAATGGGTAATATGTTTAGTGGTGCGACTAATACAATGGGTAATATGTTTACTGGTGCAAAAGATTTTGCAAGCGGCATATTTTCAGGAGCTAAAAATCAAGGTGGTGCTTTAGTAGGTAATATTATGGGAGCACTTTCTGGAATTCCAGGATTAGGAATGCTACTAGGAAGTATAAGACCAGACAATCCTTATGAAAAATTTCAAAAACAAATGTTTTTAGATCCAGAAGTTAATTTTATGGGAGGCGTAGGAGGTCCTAATAAAGATCCTTTTGGAAAAAATGTTAGATCTCTTTTTGGTGAGTATGATGTAAGAGAACAATTTGACAAGTTAGCTAAAAGTAAAATTGGACAGGATTATGGTTATGAAGACGCTATGGAAGATGGAGTGCTTACTGAAGAAGAATTAAGAGCTATGAAAGCTGAAGGATTAAGAGGATGGCAATTAAATAGATTTAAAACTTTGTTTGAAGCTAAAAAAAGAGCTGATCAATATCAAAAAGGTATTGCTAACAGAGCAAAAGAAGAGAGAATGGCAAAAGAAAGAGAAAGACAAGCTCAAATGGCTCGATCAAATAGAGTTGTACTTGATAGACCTCAAGGTCCGCGTGGAGATGGAGGAGGAAGTTGGCATGCACAAACAGCTGCCAAAGAAAAAGCTTTTGCTGATACAGGTGGTAAACAAGGAAAAGTTGCTGGACCAGGATTTGGTAAAGGTGCTTATTTTAATCAAGGAGGATTAGCAAGTCTATGGCAAAAATAGTACAAACATTAACACGAGCAAGCAGAGAATATAGAGAAGACGTAGCTCAATCTTTAGTTAGAGATTTAGATGCTGTCTTAGAAAAATTAAACACAACATTTCAAGAAGAATTAAAACAGGAAATAGAAGCTAAAAGTTTCTTTATTGAATAATGGCTGTTGTAAATCAATATAAATTTTACGGGAAAACTATAACTGCAGCTGAAACTAATACACTGCTATCACCTGGAGCCACTGAAACTTTAATTATTAAATCATTAAGAGTAACTAACAAATCAGGGTCCAATACACCCACTATAACTATTAAAAATAATGGCTTTGAAATAGTAAATACTCAAACATTATCAACAGGAGCTAGTGTAGAAATTTTAACACTACCTTTAATAGTAGAAGGATCTACTAGTTTAACTGCCATTACTGCAGGGACGGTATCGGATGGTGTAGTGGTAGGCATTAGTTACCTTGATATTAATAAGGAGATAACAACATAATGAAAACAACAATAATAGATGGAAAAGAAATTCCAGTTATAGAACCTGTTAAAATAACTACTAAAATATCTAACTCAAAAACAGGGGAAATATATCAAACTGAGGAGGAGTGGAAAGCTAAAGGTATAGCTGAAGAAGACATTAGGAGAGATGTAAATGTCGTCATGCCAGCACTTGATCTTTTTGCAAAAACCAAGTAAAGTAATAAACTCAGGAAATTTTCACCTGCCTTTAACTTAAACGAGACAAAATTATGGCAATATTTGAAGAAGAACAAATTACAGATACGTTAGAAACCGGCGCACCTTCTATAAAATATGAAGGTAATGAAGGACCTCAAGACCCTAGACAAGAGCAGATGTTAGCTCAATTAAAAGAAGAATACATGCAATATGTATTTGAAATGAGAGAGTTAGAAGAACCTATTCTATCTTTCGAAGAATGGTATCAGATGACTTATGAAGCTAGTAAGATGGGTGTTCAAGCTCCTCAAAACCAAATGATGATGAGAGAACCAGCAGCTTATGGTGGTATCATGGACACTGACTCAGGAAGAAGAGCTTATGGTTTAGGAAGTTTCTTTAAAAAAATTACAAAGATTCCAAAAAAAATATTTAAAGGTGCAAAAAAAGCAATTAAAAGTCCACTAGGTAAAGCAGCAGCTTTATATTTTGCTCCAGCTTTAATACCAGGTGGAGCTTCTACTATGGGTGGAGTTTTAAAAAATGCTATGTCTTCTAGATTACCTAGGGATTGGGCTGGTAAAGCTGCAAGAGAAGGAACATCTAACAGAGGTATTCTATCAGCAGCAAAAAAATTTTTAACAGGTAATAAAAGAGGTATAGCGACTT